GCTGACTTCAAAGCACGGCGAGCCTTCCGATGCCGTCGAGTGGAATGGGTGGACGTTCCATTCGAATATGTGGATTTTTTACCCCGATAAAAAAACAAAAGATATCAAACGCATCGGGTCGGGCTGCGATTACCCAACGATCGGCGTGACGCTCAAGGACATCAAGGGCATTCCGAAATGTTGGAAAATTAAGTGTCACATGATCGTTGCATACCTCTTCCGCACCAACATCCAAATAACCGCAGGCGCACGGAAAAAATTGGCATCGGCACGATTATCGGCAGCGTACTTCAAGGATTTCACATCGTCATACTCCGAATTCGCCGATGAGCTCGCGAAGTATGGATTGGTTATCAAGCACTTCAACAACGAGAAATCCAATTATCACGTATCGAACCTCGAGATCGGGACGCATTCCGATAACTGCCTCGATCGTCACGATAATCTCGCGACGACATTGAGGAAACGCGTCAAAATCACCGATATCGATTCGGGTACGAGTCAGATTGTCGGATCGCATGTGGAGGCCGCGAAGCGTACGAAAGTTTCCCAGCGAACGGTCTCGGATGCTGCGCGTTTCAACAGGACGTGCGAAGAAGAAGCAGCGAAGGATAACGACGAGCGATGCGAAGAAGCGAAGGATAACGACGAAGATGCGAAGAAGCGAAAGATAACGACGAGCAAGACGACAGGCATGAAATATTATTTCGTCAATGTGTAAATTTCATTTTGTAGAGTTACGACGATCTGATGTTGCATACAACAATTTTGGCCGCGCGTTTGTTCGAGTCTAATATAATGAGGTCATACGCCAGGGATAGAACGATGATTCATTACGCAGCGGGAGTCTTGCCTGTCACATGGCACAAGGGCCGCGCGCTCTTCCTCATCGGCAAAGATATTCGCGACGGCTCGTATAGTGATCAAGGCGGAAAAGTCGATCGGGGCGATCGTGATAAGATCGGGACGGCATGTCGAGAGTTCTATGAGGAAACTTACGGCTTATTAATCGATGTTAAGCAACTTCGAGCACGTATCACGCCCAAGACAGCAATTATGTTACAGGGAACGACGCAGGGCGGATCGGCATATTATATGTACGTCACGCAAGTCCCATATATACCGCATTTACGCAGTACCGTTCGAAAACTCCTGGGGTTTCTACGGAGCAAGAATTTACATCGGATGTACGTTGAAAAGATCGACACTCAATGGGTGACGCTGGAGATGATGAAGAATATATGTAAGCGGCCCGTCTTTGCCAATACTATCGAGACGCACATGGATACGCTCGAGGAAATCGCGAGGTCTCCACCCAGCTCATGGCGGGCTATTTGCGCCGCGCGTGCCTCTCAATTCGACGCGACGTGATTTTATTTGGTGGTGGTATTATACATGAGTCTCGTACGCATTGCGCATTTCGTTGCCCCGTTGATGAAGCTTTTCGAGAACAAGTTCTTTGACGGTATCATTCTGTATAATATAATGGTCTATTCATTAATGGTCGCGATATACCACATCATCGATTTCAATACACACTTTAAAGTCGATCATAAAGCCAAGACGGGAACGAAGATGTACTTTGCGTGGTTGACTCATACGAACGTCATGTCCGGTGAGATCACGCCGAAAACCGATCTGGCGCGTGGATTGATGTGCATGCATGTTCTCTTCACGTGGGGTATGGTCATGGTCCTTCTCTCTCCATCTGTCCTCACATTATCGCGACTCGTCAAGATGAAATCAGCATCGATTTTCAATAATAAATAATAAATAAATCAGACAGTTAAGCAGACGATCCACGCGTTTATTTTTAAGAAGATCTTTCTGATCTTACCATAGAAGAATGGATATCACGATCGATCGCAACGGGTCATCAGGAGCCACGCTCGCGGTGCCCCAATCTACCGATACAGGCACCGCGCGCACGCCACTAATTACGGTCGATACTGCACCGTCACCTCCGCCACCTTCCTCCTTCGCCCAGCCCAACAACGCGCCTCTGAAATCTCCCGCGCCACAGTCGTCTCCAGCGCCACACATTCGCCGCGTCGCTCCGCCACCGACATTCCGTCGACCCGTCCAGCAGGCGCACCATAAGTTCCGAGCGCCGCCGAACGAGGTGCGTCAGACGTTCGCGGAGTTTGCGAATCCACGCAAGCTTCGGCCCGTCCCGGACGACGACGACGAAGATGACGAGGACGATGATGATGATGACGAGGATGTCGGTCGTGGAGGTGGAGGCGGTCGGTCGAGGATGAGTGGTGCTGGGCGCGATGAGGACGAGGAGGAAGATGAGGAGGAAGAGGAGGAAGAGGAAGAGGAGGAGGAGGAGCTGTATGAGGATGTCGAGCCTGAAGAAGTCCTCAAGCCTGCCGAGGGGTTCAGGACATTTGACGAAGAGCGTACCGACCTGCTCTTGAAGTTGCATCGTCTCAAGAAGGCAGGCATGCCCGTTCGCACGTTCGGCATTTCGGGAGATATTCGCGAGATGCGCAACGAGCTGGCGCGTGCACGTGCCGAGATGGATATGGACGCTTCGATCAAGTTTCAGAGGAAGATGTTGCTGGGTTTGACGAGCGCCGTGGAGTTTCTCAACAGGCGCTACGATCCGTTCGATCTTCAGCTCGAAGGATGGTCGGAGAATTGCCATTCATCCATCAACGACTACGATCGCGTCTTCGAACGTTTACACGACAAGTACAAAAATAAGGTGCAGATGGCGCCGGAGTTGGAGCTTATGCTGATGGTCGCAGGATCCGGAATGATGTGGCACTTCTCGCAGACGATGATGAAGCAAGCGATGCCGGCAATGACTGCGAATCCCGAAATGATGGCGTCGATGCTTGCGGCCATGACCAAGCAGCCTTCTCCGGTGGAAGGCGGTGCGGCAGCTTCGCCTGGTCCCGCGCCTTCTGGTGGTGGCGGCACAGGTGGCTCAGGTGGCTCAGGTGGAGGCGTCCACAATCCCGCAACTCAAGGCGGCCGCGTCCCGACTCAAGGTGCACGTCGCGAAATGCGGCCGCCGGCAATGGATCTGAGCGCGATGATGGGCGGCGCAGGTGGCGGTGGCGGTGGCGGTGGCGGCGGGATGGCGAGCGGCCTCGGCGGGCTCGGCGGGCTCGGCGGGCTCGGCGCGGCGCTTGGCGGGTTCCAGATGCCCCAGTTATCGCGCGAGCCTTCGGGACCTCCGAGACCTCCCGGTGGTGGCCAGGAGCAGCAGCGCGCCGTCAAGTTCGCGCCTGGCACGAAACGCACGGCTGACAATATGAGCGATGACGGCCATTTATCGGATGTCGTGAGCGAAGATCTCGCGTCTGTTCCCGATGATATGACGAGTATCGGGAGCGAGCAGGGTGATCCGTCGACCAAGAAGATCGATCTTGGCAAGGGCAATGGCAAAGGGAAAGCCGCGAAAAAGTCCAAGAATGTGATTACGTTGTGATTCGATCTATGCAAATAATATGTAAAATTAATTTCTCGTTCAAATACTAGACCATACAAGAAGGCAATGTCAATCGCGCCATTTGCGGATATTGAAGAAGCGTGGGGAACTTCGACGCTCGCGCCTATTTTACAGAATCCGTACCAGGATTCGCAATATCAGAACACTATTCTCAGGTCCGGCACATCGCCCATCGCGCCCGAACATCTCGATGCCAAGGTCGTGCGGCGTCACGTGACTGATGCGTATAAATCAGGAGGCCTCGAAGCGGCTTTGCCGTACCTCGATCCATCTATCGTGCGTGATATCCAAGCACTAGCAAAATCTCGACGAAACAACGATTCGTTGATGTCAGTTTTGGATAGGTTGACGCCGGACGATACAATGTACTTGATTCTCGCACTTTTCGCACTGCTTTTCGCGGTCGATGTCTGATTTTGATTTCGATATTTTTTTCTTCGTACATGAACCGCGGCGATCTTCATTTGGGTTCGCCGCGATTCAATTTTTGGATGTCTCGAACGCACTGAGTCAGCGGTCTCGAAAGATGCGCGTATCAACAGGAAGCGCACGACGATCGCGGAGTACACGATAACAACGAACCCAACGACAAAGAAAAAGTATTACGTCGTCGATGCCGATCCCGATGCGGTGGTATGATCACACGAATTTCATGCTCAAACGACCTCGATCGACTACAAGCATTTTATAGCACATGGCGAAAACTTTCACTGTCAGATCAGATCGTTTCTCTTGAAGGAACGTTCGTAGAATTGGCGCATGCACTTGATCGAAGCTCAGGTGCCCGCTCGGTTGAAGGCCACCCATATCCAAACAGAACGAGTATGTGTGAATATTATCACCTGGCATTTTGAAATTATTATGATAAGGATCGATTTTCTTAAAGTACTCTGATTCTCGAATTTCTATGCGTTCTCGGCCGCTCAGAAGTAAAGTTGCACTTGAAATATCATTCGTATACTCGAAAAGATTCCCGTAATTTGTCAAATAAGATACCCAAATCAGAGCTTTGACCGGGACATTTAATTCAGATAAATCGACATCGACGCGGTCGAGCGGGACACGAAACGCGCCATCGGTCGAATTGCTTTCCTGGTACGAACGACCTTCCATATCTTGGACATCTTCGAACATGATCGTCGTTGGTCGTCGCGTAATGCGTTCCTTTTCGGACGGATCCAGGAAAACGTACTCGATCAGCGCGCGGACATCGAGCGTGAGAGGCGGCTCGTTCCCATTATATGAAACAACGCAATTCTCGAACGATTCCGATTCGATCGTCAATGAGATAGTCGAGCCTGGCACGCTGAGGAGAGGAAGAAACGTCTGGTTCTTATGATGCGATTTGCAGCATAAGAGTTTCAAAGGGACATAAATAACGTGAGATTTGGTTAATGATAACGATACGCCTTTCCCAATCATCTCGTTTTTGCCATGTGAATGCGATGCCGAAAGGAACATCTTGTCTGAAAGATCGTACCATAATCGTTCTTGGCTCTGCACTAAAGTATCATCGACGATCAAATTAAGACGCCGCAGAATGACGTGCCCGATAGAATCCATCCACATATCGCCCGGGTCTGCGCCTGGCACAATAGGTAACCGGATCTCTAAAGTGATATTTCCAAGCATATCGCCACGCCGGCCGATCTCCATCCGATTCGTCGATCCAAAGAAGAATCCGTTCGGGAATCGTTCCTCTTTAACATCTATCGCGAATCGGGAATGGCGCCGAACACATTGCCTGAAATGCGATGGAGGGTTCGTTTGTCCTGTGCCGGGCAGGGACGAAAGGAACTCATCTTGCGGCCCGATTGCATCGATCTGGAGCAATGTCCCGGCGGAGAGTTGCATTGTTGCCTAATAATACATTCCATATTTATTTGAGATTTGAGCCGCCGCTGCTAAATAAATCTCTCGTCTTATTGGAATGTACAAGGTACAATTGACGCTCGTTGCGGCATGCATCATTCTCATCATCGTCGCATGGCTCGTATGGCCTCGATCGATATCGCACCTATCATCTCCACTCGCGCGACGCCGCTTCGATGTCTACGTCATCAATATGGACAAGGATGAAGCGCGTCTCAAAAGCTTCAAGCGCGCATATGGACAATGCGATGTATCTGAACGAAAAGGTCTTATTCGTTGGAAAGGTATCGACGGCCGCGCTGTATCTATCGCCGAACACGTCTCGTCAAAAGCTCTCGGCGAGATCTTGAGGGCTGAACGTCTCACGTACCGCAGCAAACACTACGAATTAACGCGAGGCGCGATCGGATGCTGGTTATCGCACGTGTCATTGTGGCGCAGCATTCTCGAAAGCGATGCGGAATGCGCACTGATTTTCGAGGATGATGCGGTCATGGCACGGAATATCGGCGACCATTTGAAAGATCTTCGGCCGCCGCGCGATTGGGATATTGTTTTGTTGGGGTACGTCTGCAACGAGTGCGACGAGATGTCCCAAGATGATATGCTGGAAGTCAAACGCTTCTTCGGCTTGCATGGATACGTTATACATCGGCGCGGTATCGAGAAATTCCTGAGTTCCAAACATTCCAAAATGGTGACGAAACAAATCGATTCCGTCTTGAGCGATATGATATCTGAAGGAACGATCAATGTGTACGCAGCACCATCGCATTTAGTTTGGCAAAATAACGCAGACTTCGCAACGACGATCCAAATGCCTTTGAAAAAACTCAAAGGCGTCGACGAATGGGAATGATTTTTTATGATGAAGAGCATGCCGCGCCATGTTTGCAGTACCACGCGTTAATTCCCGAGACTTGGCATCCGAGATGGAAGACGACGCCGATAACAAACCCGACGATAAGCGCTTCGCGTATCGTCGAGATTGGAGTGACGAGGCGCGCGATGCAGAGTGCCAGCGCGGTCATGGCGCCGACGGCCAGAGCTTCAATCAGGAGGTTGGAGTGCATTATTGTAAAGTGGATATAGAAAAAAAATGTTGCTTTCTAGTACAAGGGAGTCTGTAGATGCCGCCGAAGAGGACACGAGCGCCTCCTAAACCTGCAAACTCTTCCCCGAACAGCAGGAACAACAGAAAGAATGCGAACTTTGTTCTTGGAAAGAATGTCGCTACGAGCAGCAGCAACAACAACAACAACAACTTCATCGTAGGAAGCAACAACAACAATAATAACACGGCGAATCGGTCCTCGAAGAAACCCAAGGTCCAGGCGCCGGTGGGGGTGATGCAATCCGCTGCGCCACGTCCAGCGCCACGTCCAGCATCGCGAGCCCGCGGTCCGCCGAAACCCAAATTGGCGGCCCTGCAGGGTCCACAAACACAGCCTATGAAGAGAACAATTCAGTTAAAACAACTCAAGGAGATTGCCCATACACTCACGCCGGCCCAGGCGTCCCGAGTCCTGAATGTATGTCGACGGGATGGAATCAATGCATGCCATAAATTGATGACTCACGAACAGCATATTCAACTCATTCAGAGCAGGCTCGCTGCGACACGCGGGGCAGGAATCGTAAAGAATAGAAAAGCAATTCATAATGCCGTCCTAAATGCGACTGCCAAGGCCGTGTCAGAAGGGGCAGCTGCGGAAATTGCAACAAATCCACTACTGTCTGGACAACCTTCACCACCCACTCAACAACAGACTATGGATGCCGGGCATGCCCTGGGGAACGCACAAACTTTAACTGACAACACTGACCCAGGGAATCAATCGTTTCGATCTGCAGTTGATCATGCAATGCCACCCCTCCTAAATTATTTGAAGGGATTTGGGATTTTTGCTGGGGTGACACCACTTTTGACGGTGGCCGATGTCCTCAAATTACCAAGACACACGAAGGTCATTGCATCTCTAATTTTTCCTCTATTCCAAAAATTCAGCAGAAGTGATGTCAATGCAGCGGCAATGACATCGATGGCGGCAACACCATTTGTGATGGCAAGTTTTGGGCAGGGTCATTGGGCCTCAATTGGGATTATCCTCCTGATGATGGTTTCGAATGAAGCGTACCACCTCAAGGAATCTAAGAATGCTATAAAGAAAATCGAGGGACAGGATCATATCAAACAAGTGATGACTTATTTTGGTTTAATTATTGCTCGGTGGGCGATTGCTTTAGGGATAGGTTTGAACCCATATGCTCAAACGTTCCAGACTGGACTCATTGCAACCAAAGCAGCGGCGGCGGCGGCGGCGGCGGTGGCTGGTGCCGTCAAAGAAGGCGCAGGTGTTTTAACGGCCATTTTCAATCTGGTTTCAGGCTTTCTTGGACATCTTGCAACGCAAGGTGTACCCGCACTAGCATCTGGATCAGTCTCTGTCTGGGAGGGAGCGAAGACTGCTGGCCGCCGAGTTCGAAATGCAGCTCCCAAGGTCCAGCGCTGGGGAATGTATCAGAAAATAGCATCGCCTGCTCGCGCCTATTGGAACGGAATCGATATCGGTGGCACTGGTTGGATCGGAAATGCAGGGTATCTTTTGGAAGTTTGGGCGATTCGTATAAAGTATTTCGCCTTGAATCCGAACAGATACACGGGCATGTCTCTCATCATGATTTTGTTATCAATCGTGACGTACTTGAACAAGGCACATGTCACACGCGCCGCACAAGGTTTGCGATCTAAGATCAGTGCTAAGATTGCCACATACCGCGCGCGGCGAAAAAACGCGCGTAACGCAATGGCAAAGGCACATGCGAATCGTCTAGCGAAAGCCAATGCAAATAAGCGGTCCCAAAACACACGGAATACCTAAATAAAAATAAAAATGTCAATCTATATATAGTATATGGAGTATAACTTGAAATTCGTTGCAAAAAAGACAGTGCAACACGGTGGAGGTATATCTGTCCTGAAGGGGAGAGACTATTTATTGAAGAAAGTCCCAGAAGATCTAAGAAAATCAGTATGTGACGCGTTCAAGGCAGCACCAGCAAGGAAACTGAACGACATTGTCCGTATTTTCAAAGAACGAGTTCAAGATGGAGATGGCAAAATCCCTAAGAATCTCGTGGCTTCAATGGACTTGACTACAGACGAGTACATGCATTTGATGGAATGGACGAACCGAGGTGGTGATATGGAACCTCGATACCTTAAGGCAATCCGTGATGATCTCATCGAGAGTACTCGGAAGAGTCTCAAAAACCATAATCCTGGCATTGATCCCAATCTTGAAAAGGCAGCGGCGCGTCTTATGGTCGACCAATGCGTGCTAAGTCACACATCTCATAAACTCACAAGCACCGCAAGCCCACGCCCAAATTACTTCACACAGAAAACACACATTTTAGGTCGAGAGGTTCTCAAAAGAGCACAGAAGACTCTGCAAATATCAGCTGCTCTCGTCATCACGGCGGCATTGATCGGCTACGTGATGTATCCATGGTACAAAAAGATGCGAGGCAATGCGCGTAAAGCTATCGAAGAGTTTCAGGACCTCACGCAACAGCCCGACATCCACGAAGTCTTGGCGAAAATTGAGTTGACCAATACCAAAAAGAACAATAAGAAGCAAACGTTTAACAACGCACCGAAATTCATCCACACATCACCTGTCAAGAAAGCATCCCCCAAAAAAATGGTTATGCCCCCGCCAGTCAAACGGAAACCATGGTTCGGGTTACGTATTGGCCATATTAACACAATCAGGAGAGAGCATGCATCCGAAGCAGCTGCTGCGGGCCGGAAAGTTAATGCATTCACGACCGCCGCATCTCAAAAAAAGAAAGTCGCAGGTCCTCAGGCGTGCCGGTCAGATCAGATCGTGAATCCTGTTACAGGGTACTGCGTCAAGCGGACCGGCGCTATTGGTCAGAGCATCCTCGCCAAGGCTTCCGTATCGACCGCGACGACGCAACGTGCCGCAGCGAAGCCGGCTACGTCACGCACGCGCACCACCGCACCTGCAACGTATACCCAGTACTATTAATTTTTTTAGGATGGTACCATAATGTCCGGCCGCGTCGCGAAATTGAGCATGCGGGACGTGATCAAAGTCTGGCGTGATCGGGGATGGGACGAGAATGTCGCCAAGGCACTCGAGAAATCCGTCAAGGCAATACCGGAAAAACACGTCGAGGCGATCGAGCATGCCTTGGGCGCGATCGTCTCGACTGGTGGTGAGAGCGCTCTGGAAGTCTTAGCGCACGATTTTTCAGAATATTTGAGCGCCGTAGGCGTTCCGCGCTCCAACATGAAGAACGCATCGCGTCTCGCAGCGATCCAGGCTGATTGGCGGACGCATTTCGACGCTCGGAGGCGGCGAGGCGATGCGGGCGTGCACGACGCGTCCGAAGCGTGGAAGAAGGTATTCGAGTATGCGCAAGATCAAACGCGCGGCGAGAAGTATTACGAGGCCGTCGCCGTCGCCGAAAGCATCGAGTTGGCCGCGTTCCAGCAGATGGCCGAACATATCGATGCACCGAAACTCATTCACAAAGCCGTTCCTCGCGCTCGTCAGCATGTATCATCACCTCCAAAAGCAAAAGCACCAAATATGTCCAATATTATCGCCATGAGCAGCGCGGTGCCGACATCACGCATGGTCCAAAAGGTCGCGGCGCTCGTACTGATCGCCATGTTTCTGACGTACCGCCATATCCGCTCATGTAGGAGGGAAGGCAACGAGACGGTTTTTGCGAAGATCGCACGCGTATTCAAACGCATGGTCCGTCGATTCACGTCTGCGCCGCCACATATTGTCCCGCACATGAACGAGTCGTGGCCAAGGGCCTCGAGTCACTTGAAAAAAGCTCGATGCAGTGGCAGAAAACGGAAGTCTGCATCACGCGCGTCTTAATTCAGAATTAAGTCCTCGGCGCGCACCTCGTTCCCGCCGATAAAGGGTTCGTTCGAGAGAGTTTCGCTACTGAGCAGCTCGAGCCGGGGTGGAACGGCGCGAGTACGGAACAATCGAGTGCGGCCGTCTTCATAATACGCTCGAAGTTCGATAAGACATTGAAATCGGGATCGTTACGTGATCTCAGGAAGACGACCTCATCGTACGAGCGTCCTTGCAAGCGGTCATACTCCTCCTTGATATGTTCGGGGCCGTACCGTCCACGCTGCATACCCTTGATATTTGCAATGTTCGCACGAAGCCCCTCCCATCCGCCACTCGGAGCCATCGAGAACCACCTCACGACAGTGACGCGGCGATCTTTGAGTGGCAAGCCGCGATGCGAACAGTTCCTGACGCCGCGACCGATAGCTTGAGATTCCTGGAGCGGCGAGGCCAGGACATCGCCGAGCGATACGTACCTTAATGCCGTCAAGTCCAGACCCTCATACAGCTGCCCCGAGACGAGGATGACGCGAATATACGATCCGTCAGCGTTGTCGGGGCTATTGAAAATGCTCACGAGACGCGCCCTGTGATCCGCATTCGTCGCATCCGTCAATACCACAAAGTTTGATTTCATAGGGTTGGGTTTCATGCCGACGACCTTTTTCGTGACGCTATTGAATTGCGCTTTATTGAATTGGTCGGCGAGACGCGTGACATTCACCATTTTGAACCACGTGACGAGCGCCTTGGCCAAGACATCCTGGTTGGGCGAGATGACATAGACGTAATGCTTGCCCGGCTTCGTCGCTACAAATTCCGCGAGTTTTGCGAATTTCGGCGAGACCAGACGCGTTTGGACTTGAGTCAAGCGGAGAATACGTTTATTCTTCTGCATTTCCAACAACGTATCTTTGGATAGTTTCGTGTACATATCTTTCGGCAAGATGTTCCCGAGTTTCCTCATTTTGTTCATATACAAATTAGGAAACTTCGGATCGTATTCATGCTGCACGCGCTCCGCATCGATACTTCGACGGGATTTGCGCCGATCTTCGAGATTAGATTTGAGGAGGAGCAAGAAATATTCCTTATCCATTTGAATCGGCATTGTTACTTCTTCAACGCACGCGTGCCTCGACATATCTGATCTGATATCCACATACGAGACGAGTCCAAAATATTCGCGGTTCACATGCGCCTTGATCATTTCGAGGTACCGCTGCGCCGAGGGATCGTTTGATTTCATCGTGAGCGCTTTTTTCAAGATACCTTCAATCGCCTTGGCATCGTCTTTCGTGGATGTCGAGCGCGCGCATATCGGACCCTTGGCATTTGTGCCGACATCGTTATCGAGCGTGAACGGCATCTGGTCCGCGCGACGCACGATGCTCAGCAATTTCAGCCACTGTTTGATCGTGTTGCCTGGCGTCGCTGTCATGGCAAAGACGTTGATTTTGCGCATCTTTTCCTTCGATAACGACCGTAATGCGCACCCTAAGCGGATAGCGTCGCCTTTGGGGTCCGTCTTATCGCGCATCGACAATCCCTGCGCCTCGTCGATGATCAGAACGCTTCCTTCGCCCGAATCCAGCGAGACTTCCTTGACGGATGTGAACTCGCCCGGCTTCGCTGCGATGCGGTTACGCGCCTTGCGGAACGTGAGACCCTTGACGCGATCGTACATCGCGACGCCGAAAGCCTCGATATCTCCGAGATGCGATGCAGCCCTGCTCCTTTTGTACTCGTCTACAATGGCCTTGAACTCCACCGGGAAAAACCTCGGCGCTTCACGGACGTAACTTGCGAGGGCCTGGTCCGTATTAGATTTGGAACTCACGAGCAAGATATTCTTCTTGGAATTCCAGAAGGCCATGATGATCGCAAGACTGCTCACTGTCTTTCCTGATCCCGTCGAATGGTATGTCAATAAAGCGCGATGCTCGCCGAGACGTTCGGGAGGGACGACGGCCATGAGCTTGGCGATTTCGTAGACGACGACCTGGTGCGGCGCCAGAGTCGCTTGGGAGCACATGGAATTCATTTGAGCCATATTACCGACGGCGCCTTTAGCTTTGGCGAACATAGGCGCGACTTGGTTCTGGAGGTATGTCAAGAAACACGCCCTGAACGCTGGGTCGCGGAATCCCCGTGAGCCAGGTACGAGCGACGAAGCACACACGGCATTCTTCATGCGGGACGAAGCGTTTGGCGACCCCGATTTCCCCCCACTCAGGACGCGACCGCCGGGCGAAAAGGCGATGCGTGGCGCTCCCGATCCTGAGCGGGCGACGGCCGATCCTGACGTGCGGGCCGCTGATCCCGATCCTGAACGTGCCGATTGCATCCTTGCCGATCCTGACCGCGACCCTGACCGCGTCCCTGATCGCGCGAGTCCCAGACGGTCCGGTGCAGACATGGCGCGGACGAGTCCCGATAGCGCACGTGGACTGGGAATGGATGTGGGTGATGTGATACGTGAGGCTGGGCTAATGTATGCGGTTCTCATCCCTGAACTTCCCGAGGCACGCGCTGATTTAAACGATCCAGAGCCAGAGGATACCGTTGGTGATACCCTCGATCCACGTGTCATGGAGCTGCCTACACCATCAACCCGCGGCCCAGCAGATCCAGTAGACCCTGACAGCCCTGACAGCCCTGACAGCCCTGACCGCCCTGACCGCCCTGACCGCCCTGACTGTGGACCTGCAGATGCCGCAGACCCCGAGACTCCCGCCGCCCGTGGCCCTGACGCTCCTGAACCTGAACCTGATCCCGACCCTGAACCTGATCCCGACCCTGAACCTGAACCTGATCCTGACCCGTTTGTGGACAATGGACGCCACGTTCGATTCCTGAAATTCGAATTTGACCCCTCTTGCATACTTTCTATAGTAGCATCGCAAAAAAAATCACGACTCATGCTAGACTCTCTCAAAGGGGAAGAGCATCGCGATGGAGGAACGAGTCTCGCTCTCGACGACGATCGTACCTGAATGGGGATGTCTTCAGCGAATGTGTGATGCGTGGTCGGTACGTAACAAATGGCGCAAGAAACTCCTCGAGAGCGGTGGCGTCGATGTCGTCATTCGTCCGGCTCCAGCGCACCCTTTGGATCCAATTCCGTGTCCCAGGAACCTCTTGACGGCCGTCCATTACATCCAAGATGTCCACGATTCGACAACGCTGCGTTCGATCGCCAATAGTATGTGTCGGACGAAAGCCGTGCGCGTCGACGACGTCAGGGCGATTCTCCCGGCAGAGTACGCGTGCCTCGAACCCATCACGTGCGGAGGCATGTCGCGTATTTATGCAGCGAAACGCGTCGCGGGCGATTCGAGCGAGGGTGTCGAGCATGTGATTGTCAAAGTGACAGACAGGACGACGAGTTTGGGACGTCACGAGCATTATGGGTACACACTCATCCGAGATGCAGGAATCGAGACGGCGAACGTGGTGTGGCACGATTCGAAAGGAAAGTACGATATTATCGTGCTTCAACGACTCGATTGTACGCTCACGTCCATACTGACAGCTATTGCACATAACCAGACGGAATTCATGCCTATTTTCGAATTGGTAATGCAACATATCGCCTCGCTCGTTCATTCCCTCTCGAACGCCGGTATTTCATTCTGTGATTTAAGCGCCGATAATATAATGTGTCGCCACGATCCAATTAACAATACATTGCATCTCGTCCTCATCGATCCCCAATTCGCGCTCCCCACAACAGAACTTGCACGACACCTTGGAAAAAAATGGGCCACGCATGTCGATCGTATCCATCTCGCAATGAAAATCAGGGCGTTGTCGTTATTGTCGCACGGAACCGCAATGCGTGTGGTGACTCGGAAAGCGTGCGATGAACTTCTGGGATTTGTTCCAAGCGATGCCGATGTGCATATGTGGTTGACAAGGAAATTGCCGGTATGTCTGAGGATCGCATACCATATTCTGTGTCGCTTGAATTGATTTTTTTCTTCATATACAGAAATGCCACCGACCATTGCTAAATCCACACAGAAGAAAAAGGTGGTATTGAAGAATGCCGATGAGAAGAACGCATTTTACGCGTGGATCTGGTTGACGGGAGCAAAGATGCGTAACGAGGCATCGAGACCTACGAGTGTCGATGCCGCGCTCTACAGAAAATTCAAGAAAATGTCAATCGATAACGCGCGCCGCAATGCGTTTCTCGGCTCCGTAGAAGATTAGATTGCTTTTGCCGTCGGCGTTGGCGTTGCAGCGAGTGTCGGTGTGGGTGTTGCTCCTGGAGGTAATGTCGGTACCGGAGTCGCTTGAGGTACGCTATTATCAAGCGAATCGCCGAAGAGTTGCTGGTACACTAACGAAGGCTGGTTGGCATCTTCGCGAAGAATCGTATCGAGATCGCGTGGAATATATTTGTAAATCACATTTGGAGTTTTCGTGACTTTTGCATTGATCGACGATGCGAGAATACATATGACGCCAGTAAAGAACAAGACCATAAGCGACATCATAATCATCATCTTTTTTATATAATATAAAATCATTATTTTTTTCAATGTACAACATCAGAAGAACATGCTTCATAATCCCCGACGTCTCGCACTGGTCCTCCTTGCCGCCCACATCGCGGCAACGACGACCGCACGTGCCAATCCCGCCGAATTCAATACGTTGGCGGTGTCGCGCAGTGTCCAGCTCGCCAACGTCACGGCATTCGCGATTCTCGCCGGGATACTTCACAAGAGCGGCAACTTGGCACTGTGGCCCAACCTCTTGCCGCTTTCAGTCGCGCTGTCGGGCATTTTTGGAGCCGGTGCGTTTCTGAGCTTTGTGATTTCTGTATCGTCGAAAACCAGCGCGTTCCTATGGTCTAGCGGAGCCGTCTCGTTCATGGCCACGGCATATTACGCGATGATGCCCGAATCTGAAGGGTGGTTGCGACACGCTGGAATCGCTGTTTTCCTTCTTATGGGCGTGCCGATCATGTACGCAATTCCACGCATACTTGCGAATCGCACGAATCCAGATACACATTTAATAAATACGGCGCTGGAAGCGAGCGTCTTGGCATATCGGCGCGGCCGGAGCGATACCTTCAGTGATGCCGAGTACATTAACGACGCGTCAACGGGTACGCAAGTTGGAATCAGCAGCGCTGCGGCACCGGACGGAACGCGCGATATTTATATCACGTTTACAGGTACGACGTCACGCACCGATTGGCTCAAAACCAATATCCGTATCGAGGACGTGACGTACCCGCGCGCATGGCTGTGTGATTCCACTGAAAAAGAAGAAAAAGAAGGAAAAAATGCCATGGTCCATGCCGGGTTTCTCGCAGCGTACGCCAGTATTCGAGACAAGGTATGGGACCTCGTTTCGAATTTCATATTACGAACTGCGGCGTCGGGTCGTATTGTCATTTGCGGGCACAGTCTGGGAGGTGCCGTAGCAACGATCGCCGCGATGGATCTTATGTGTAAACTCGAACCTGCCCAGAAACCCAAGACGCATATCGTATCGTTCGGATCGCCTCACGTCGGCGACGCATCGTTCGCGCGTCTCTTCAATTCACGCGTTCCTCATTCGGATCGCGTCGTCACAGTGTACGATCCAATTCCCAATGTCTTGACGTCGAGGTATGTGCACGTGAAGGGCGCATATACAGTGACGGTTCCCATACTCGATAATCCCATCACGGCACACCATCCGCAAACGTACGTTCGGGCCATGCGCGTTTCTTCAAACAAGACGCTCGCGGCATTTTCGGTTGCGTTGCCGTTGATTCTCGTCGTGTTTTTCTTAACTCTATTCGTGAAAATCAGCGGCGAATAAGACGCACTTTTTTCAAGTAGACAAACAAGAGAAGAACGGCAATCATGATCGTCATCATGATGATCTTGCACGTCGCGCTCAACGTCCGTGTCCTGTCGTTCCTATATGGCGTGAGTGCAGGAATCAAAATCTGTTTCGCATCGAGCATGTAGACGGTCAGCGCGAGATCCTTGGCGATGCGGTAAATCGGCATCATCGCTTGCGTCGCGAGAATGAACGCCTGGACCGTATCGAGCCACGCGCGCATCTGCTGAGGCGTGATTGATTTCTTGTACCCCTGCCAAAGTCGATCGACGGTACCTACGATATCCTTCGCCTCGCGCGGCAACGTCCCGTTCCTCCGCGCGGCGTCCAGTCCTTTCGACACCATCCCGAACTTCACGCCATTGAGATCGGTGCGCGTGACGATCCATGCGTTCCGCGTACGACTCGCACGTTTCAAGAAATGGATATTTTTCCTTCGACGCACGAGTTGGCGGCGGACCTGATCGTTTCGGGCGAAAATTTCGTTGGGACTTGGTGGGACGTACTGTATAAGTGCCTTGTTGCGATTCTCGGCGGCGGCCCAGAACTGCTCGACGATACGCAACTCGCGACCGAGTGTGTGCATCTGGGAAACCGCCGTATTAATTCGAGTCTTCTGCCCGACGATAACATCGAGAAGCGCGGCGACATTGGTATTGCTATATGTCAAAGGAGGGGCGGGGTTTTGCAGGGGGTGAGCGAGAGGGCCAAGCGCGACGTTGGCGGTTGGGGGTGCGGCATTCATCATCGTCGTGATGATCGGCTGGGTCCGTGAAGCGCGTGTCGCGATCGTGTTTTTTCGGTTCTCAGCGACGATTTGCGCGTAATACTTAGGATCGTATTTCCGCGCCTCCTTCAAAAGAGCCATTCGTTCTTTCAAGACACCTCGGATCGACCCGTTAGATGCTCGTCGGGGATTCAGCGGCCGCGGGCCTTTCGCCAAGCGGTTCCAATCAACCGAATCTTTGACTTTTTGGATGTAGCGCGCCTTTGATAACAGATCAGTCATCGTCTTGGTGGCGACTCGCGGGCCTGCACGTCTCGCGGAAACGCCGGGGTTTTGTTTCTCGAAGAGCGCGTTCTGGGCCAGGGCATTTGCAAGAATCTTATTGTTCATGGCAATTTGCGCGTTCGATCGTCCAGGGCCCATGAAGGGGTCGGGTACCTTCTTTCCAGGCCCAGCGTACGTCTTCCACCATTCTAGGGGAGGCGGCCGATTCTGAGCTTTGGCGCTTGAACTTTTGGTGGGCCTCCTGAAGCCCTCCATTTCTGTATAACATATGCGAGATTTAAAATTTTAATTCACAGATATATTGCGTCAATAAAGCCGAAGAAAACGTTGATATGAATGTGTAGTAAACCGTTCGACGCGATGATGTCCGCAAACTCTTTTTCGGCTGGATCAGACGCATCGTATTCGCCGAGATCCAACGCGTGATCTATGCTGTCAAAACGTCTCCAGACATCGACAGTCTCGAACTTTTGAGTCGATGTATCGCAAAGCTCAGATACGGCAGTCAAGTGGACTTGGCAATTCCTCGATTCGCGCGCGGCAGGGACTTTCATTAAATCGAGCGTTCCGTTCAATGCGTTGCCTGTTTTCGTCAACGAGAGCCACGGCGCGATGCGAGCGGTCCAATTTCCGCCACGCTTCTTCGCGATATTCATATGTGCGCTGATTCGCGATGTATATTCGTATTGGATCGTCGTCCCACCAACTTTCCTCGGCGGCGCATCCTCGTAATTGCTCATCGTATCGAGCATCGCCTTCATGAATGAGTGCTCGTGACCTTCGTCCGATTTGGAATATCGTACGACGCAATTCATGACCGTCTCGAGCTCGCCAGGGTGGTAGAATACGCCGCTGACTCGTCTGCTTATCAAAGTCATCGCCGTCTGAGCCGTTCTTGTATGCGAAAGAAGACGCTCAAATATCTCCCTGAACACAATACTTGCAGGGTAAATTCTCGCGAAACGAGTCATGAAGAACGAGGCGCTTTCGAGCGTCAGGTCTGTGTTCCTGACGATTTCGCGTACCGAGACCCACCGCGGCCCCAGAGCCATGAATTTCTTTACAAATTTGATTTTGAACTCGAGGTTGCTGCTATCGTTCATAATTCTTCTTATGTACGGTACGAGGTCCGCTTGAGTCTCGAATTTACTCAGGAAATGCCATAGGCGGTGTGAGAGGGCGTGGCGCATCAGCCTGCAATCAAAGAATTGGAAAGCGTCTTGGGCGTCCTCGGCTTCCTGGAGTGACAATTCGGATGGCTTTTTCAAATCATGAAGAAGGTCGACAGCAATACGTGTCCATGACGGTGGAATACCGATTAAGGAGATAGTTGAATCTTTGGGTCGTGTATCTTCGTACACTCGGCGAATAACAGGGCACATAGAAAGCATCGTGAATTTATTGGCGTGGATGATCGAGCCGTCGCCACACTTGAATTTGAGGTCGGCGCATTGTGCCAGAAGCGACTCCATTGTTTCTTATATTTACATAGACAAAACGAGCGCAAATGAACCGCGCGTTAACAGAATCAGAATCCAGCGGGAAGGTCGGGTTTCACGGTCTTCTCGAGCGCGCCGTCGTAATACATGTACGTGACCGTCATCCACGCGTCAGGCTTGCCGCCCTCCATAACCGATTTGATGAGCGTACGAAGTGCCTCGCACCGCTTCTCGAACGGTACCTTGATGACCTTGTCGTTGATCGTGCACTTATCGGGATTGATCCGGATGAAGTAGACAGGCATCTGCTCCTTGCTGACGATACTCGTCATGCGTTTGTTCTCGCATTCGGTTGAGTACGATCCGACGGCCATGGGCGTGACGATTCCGTTGACGATGCGTGAGATGTACCGCGGGCGGTGCTGGTTCTCATCGATCTCGATAACTAAGATAAAATTCCCGCAATCGATGTAGATGTCGGGCCTGTAGCCGCCACACTCAGCTCCGATCGATTTGTTGAATTTCGTCCGCTCGTCGTCGATTATCGTTCCGTGTAAGATAAGCATCGCGATAATGCGGTGCTCGATGCGGAGGAGTTTGCGCGACGCGCCCATTGTTTGGACTTGGCGGCACGCCGAGCATAATTTGTCCTTTTTGTTCGTGCATGTCGTTTTGCATGATGTGCATCGCGGAGCCGTGAGGCTGACCATTTTTTCGGATTTATGGGCGTGGCACCGAACTCGTTTTTTGTCGGCCTTGATGCCGTAGACTGCTTGTTTGTCGCACCCGACGTGTTTGCACCGCTGACCCGCAAGGTTGATCATTTTCGGGAGTTTATGTTTGCCGCAATGTGTCTTTGTGCCGCCCTTGAAGCCGTGGTTTGCGAATTTGTCGCACCCGTCGTGTTCGCACCGCGTAGTCACGACGTTGATGAATCCATGCGGTTTGCCGTGCATTGGGCAACATGTCGGCGTCTTCCCCTTCGGGCCATAACTCGCCTGTTTCTTTATCGGGAGGCATTCCTTGCAATATGCCGGCATATCATTCCCCAAATGTATAATTTATGTGATTTATGCGTGGCCTTAACTGCGTTACGAACTTTTTTTCAAACTTCTCAGATACCATATACGTTTCGAGATGGCGCGTTGCATGTATCTACATCCGAAAAAGTGGAATGCTTCCCTCGCAATTACAGCTTCTTCCATGTCCAGCTCGGCCGGATTCTTCAAATAATGTAAGATATCGACGGTTATGCGCGGCCACGACGATGGGATATCTAACAGCAAAATTTCATTGCCCGGCCGCATTCCGTACATCTGTCGAAGAACTTTGCATTTTGCGAGCATGGTGAACTTGTTCGCGCGTATAATGCAATCTCGGCAATGTAATTCGAGATCGGAGCATTCTGCAAAAAGCGAATTCATAGCTAGTATTCGCGCAGATAAATGAAAAGAAAAAAATCCGCACGTAATGTAGGACATGAAACATACGTTGCTCATCGATTCTCGCGATCGAGATGCGGGAAAGCCGGGGTCGTACCGTATATTGCTTCCGAAAATATACGAGAACGTCATTGGCGCACGGCTATTGACGGCCGAGATCCCATCGACGTTCTATATTTTCACTGCATCATCAGGAAACACGACTTTGTACGTGACGATCGACGGTCAATCTGTTCCTGTGAGCATCACAGTGCCAGATGGGAATTACGGGTCGACGGAAATGCAGATCGTTCTAGTTGAAGCCCTGAATGACAACACCGCCTTGACGTGGTCTGTAAGTATAAGCTCCACGACACAGAAAATAACTTTATCAAATACAGACCTCGTCGATTTCTCGGTCGATGCGTCGGGACTCGGCAAGTATCTCGGTTTCAGCGGCGTGCAGCTCAGCGAAGAGGGGTCGGTCACTTCGTCGAGCGTCATTTCGTTGAATCCTCATACATATATCTTACTTGATATCTACGAATTGAACGGTATCGACGAAGGCATTATTGGAGGAGGCGGCGCGGGGCGAGGCGCGTTTGTTAAAATCCCATTCAATGCGAATTCGTTCGAGTACGCGATTCTCGATGTGCAGCGCGGAACGATGCCGCGCGTCGATGTCAATGTTGCCCGTCTCGACAGATTACGTATCAGACTCAGGTTTCATGAAGATGGCGAGATCATCGATTTCAATGGCGTCGAACATAGCTTCACGCTGGAAATCATCACGAGAGACCGCGGCGATCCCATCCAGAACACGGCGCCCATCATAGCCAACGCTGCTTCGACGGCAGCAGCTGCAGCAGCGGCCGCGGCCATCGCAGCGACGCGGTCGGCCCAATCGATGAATGCGACGTACGATGCGCGCGATGCAGCTCGGAAAAAAGTGTCGGAAGAGAAATCTAGATACGCAATACGTAAGAAAGCCTACAAATGGATCTTCGTCGCACTGCTCGGACTCGCCGCCGCGATTTATTTATACATGAAACGGACCGTCGAGGCGCCTGTCGATGTCACACCAACGTTTTCTCAGAGGCCGCCGCAGCCAACGTCAATGTATCAACCTTCCGCATCACGTTTTGGAGCGCGCCCCACATAACCTTTAGGAGCTGATCTGAATCGAGCGTCCTGAAATCATCGAGGCCGTGCGCTGCCGTCCGAGTCACGGCATTCTCTACGACTTTCTCGACATCTTGGCCGAGCCAGCCGTACATGCGCTTATTATCGTCTCGTCCTGTATATGATGGTGTATACGAAAACCGTTTCAGCGGGATTTTTTTCAAGATGCGGCAACACTCCTCGGTATCGGCATTCTCGATATTAGATTTCACGCGCTCGTCGGACCCTTCGAGCCACATCGTCCCTGTCAATTTACGCGCATTCGAGCCGTTGATATCGAGCTCGTACCCCGCCCCGGGACTTTTTAATATTCCAAGACCGTCTTTATTGGCGACCAAGACGGTGAAGACACTGGCATTCCCTGCATCCGCAAACCCGGACCTGGAGTATGTGTAGACATTGGCAACAGAGTCTGTGAAAGTGTGGACGTGAAACTCGCCAGATAAGACACGGACGCGGTCAGGCCCCAACGCACCGACACCATCTTCGCCTTTGAAAAGGAGGAGTTCGGTCCTTTCCGTGCCTGTATCGTAGACGCGTTCTCCAATGTACGTCGTCGGTGTATCCACTTCGTACCCGTCGCCCACAAGACCGCGGAATGCGATATAATTATTGGTCGAAGACGCGCCGACAAGCATCGCGCCGTTCACTTGCGTCACGTTACTATTGATCTTGAAGGAGTCGGGCGTCCCGTTGAGAAGCTGGTATTCGGGCCCTAAACTTAGCACGAACGAGTTCTCGATATCGCGATCGACCGTGAAGTTAGATCCAATGAAGACACACCGCTCGAACGCCGGTATGTTGCGTAATTGGAGTTCGCGGATATAGAAATCTCTCGCTGCGATGCGTCCATCTGTGCTTGACGCGTACACGCTGACGAGATCGCGCGGAGGGTCATTGTCGAAGACGTTCGTGTCGAGGACATTGAAAATGTATTGCTGAAGCGCCGAAGGAGGAAGGCGAGCCTCGTACGCTCCCGTCGCGTACCCAAGAACACGGATCGTGATGCGGATGTGAGATCCTAGAGTATGTGAAATATCTATGGAAATATACATTTGGTCTTTGGATCGGGCTGTCGAGAGGTCGAATGGGACTATGGCGCTTCGTCCTGACAAGGTCGTATCGAATGCGCTCGAGATATCGTCGCCGCACCGAAGTATGGCCGTCCCGGACGAATAGACGACGAGGGACATGGTATCTCCATCCACGCCACATTCGATCACGTAGCCGTCGCCGAGAGATGATGCAGTCGTCGGTTCAGATGCGAGCCATTCGAGACCTAATATGCCCGATTGCCCTGCCACCTTGAAGTATGTGCCGACGTCGATACCGGCAACGCGCGGTTCGGTGATGTATCGCGCCGCGGTGAAACCGATATAATCTGGGGGATTCACCAAGACGAGATCGTACGTATCGGCCATTTGATGATTCACGGAAATCTCAGGCCCTTCCCCATCGACCGTGTGAGCCGAGCTCGCAAGTTTCAGCGTTGATGTGTAGCGCTCGTCGAATCGCGCGGTATGTTCGATAACAACATAAATTGATTTAGGGTTGAGAATGTCAGGCGATGAGGCTCGAATCAGAACGTAACTACTTCGTGGATGACTTGTGGCGTAGGAGTAGACGACAAATCCAGATCCGATATCTTCTACAAGAACTGAAGATTCAAGACCTGATTCAGATGAAGGTAAGGCGATACCATTGGAAATGAACGTCCATGAAATTTCAATTCCTTCAGGGATCGGTTTCTGATGAAGCGTGAGATCCATCCATATTATATCTGGTCCGATATCTACTATAATATTTTTAGATGCGACGATACTTCCTTCGATTCGAAACGTCATTTCGATCGTATATTGAAATTCGTCGGACGTCACGGAGAAATCGCATTCGTACTTTGAAGTAAATGTCGTCAACGTATCGTCGCCTTCAGCAAACCACGCGACCGACCATGTCCCGACCCCAATTTGAATCGATGTGAATATCGTGACATCGCGCTCAGAGTCATCGATAGTGACTGCATCGTCGAGACTCTCTTCCATTCTCCACAAAATGGATCCTGCACCGATACTCCCATCCACAAGCTCCAAGAAAGGACCTGGAAACAAGTGTGTTGGATCGTAGAATTGCGTTCCCGTGCTGACTTGCTGAATTGCATCGGCGATCGCTAAAGTGACGCGCTGACTCGCTACGTCGAAGCGGATGCTCTCGCCCACGATCACGCAATTGGAGAACTCGACGCGCTGGTTATTACGTCTGTTCATCGAGCTTGATCCCACCACCGTCGTGTACTTTGCTTGCACATTCGCAGCACTCAGTCCGCCAATCAATGTTGAAAATGAAGAATTCACCATAACTTCGCCCGTTCTGTGGCCGGCGACTACGCAATACGATGAATTCGTCATATTTTGTCCTGCGCCCGTCCCTAATACAAGACTCGAAGTGACATTACTCATACTCTTTCCAACGCCATACCCTGCCATCACCACATCGCGAATATCTTGGGCATTTTCACCTCCCAGCGCGCCGCACACGACCACATTCGACGCGTACTCTGTATTGGCCAACGAGCCCGCTCCGACGCTCGTTACCGCGTTGCCATTCAAGACTTGGGCGCTCATGGATCCCAAATATACCGACCCGGATCCGCGCGAATTCTGGCCGCACGCGTATCCCACATAACAATTATCCGTAATTCCCTGGCTGAAACGAGAACTGTAGGCGCCCACTGCGACGCATCGACTCGCGCTCACGACGCTGGAAAAACTCTGGTGACCAAGTACGGAATTCAGCTCCGAACGGACGAGTTTTGCACCCGAGCCCGATCCAACCAGGACCGACGAGTAACAATCACGTGCACTTTGAGCGCTCCCGTACCCGATAGCTACCGTATCGCCGATTCTGTTCGAACTTTGACCGGCCAGCGCTCCCAGATATACGGATGTCATTGCGTACCGCGTATTGGCTCCACTCCCTGCACCCACGAAACAATTCAGCCGTGCGGGGAACTTGTTACCGGAATTCAGGCCAACATATGTATTTGACTGTCCATCTGCCAACGAAAGAAACGCCAACTGGTTCGTGCGGTCGACGACGCCTCCAGGGAAATTCAGTTTTCCGATGGTGCTGCTCGTGTTCATGCGTGGACGTGCGTTGGCCTACAATACACCATCGAAAAAAATATACGCGATAAATCGTCCCAAATTCGCCAAAATAATCTTCTTGTATATTATAATGACATCGTTCGGATCGTCGTCGGCGCATTGGAATCCAGGTTCAGCTGGTCCTGGCCGATTTGCGCAATTGTTCGACGATCCATCGCACACATCTCTGCAAGCGCCGCGGTCGATTTTACTTGATAGTCGCGATCGGGATGTCGCCAAGTACGCCACGCCATCGGATTATGTTATCAAGTTGCCGACGACGTACAATAACGTGACGTCCGCGCGCCTCGTCTCGGCAGAAATCCCAAGTTCATTTTATGTCTTTACAGTGAAAAAAAGCAATACGACGCTCAGAGTGACTCTCTCGCCCAGCAGCGTCGAAGATATTGTTATTCCCGATGGTAATTACGGATTTTCTACAATCGAGACGGCTCTGGAGAAGGCTCTCAATACTGCATTTTCAGGCGATGGCGTGACATTTACCGTGGCAATCGATCGCGTGACGCTCAAGACGACGCTCACATGCAGCGATGTATCAAAGACAATTGGAATCAATACGACGACACAGAGCGCGGCGACCGGCTTGGCGCATTATTTAGGATTCGGTGCTACGATCACGGGGACAGGGTCCGTCACTTCGCCAGGCGTCGCGTCACTGAACCCCGAATCGTACTTGTTGATTTCCATCGATCCTCTCGACCGCGTCGACGTGAGCTCTGCGGGAGGCGGCGGGTGCGATCGCGTCTTCGCCAAAGTTCCCGTCGCGGTGAACAGCTTCGATTTATGTTTTTACGATAAACAAATCACATGCAATGCGATCTTGCCTCCAATCGCGAAACTCGATCAGGTTCGCGTACGTATGATGTTCCACAGCTCATCTGAACTCATCGATTTCAATGGCGTCGACCATTCATTGACATTGGAAGTCACATGCTCACAAACTCGTTAAGATACACTTAAGGCTGCAATTTACATAACAACTTACAAAATAACAAAATAAGAAAAAATGGACGACGACGAGTGGTATGTCGTGATACTAACAGTTCCTGAATCTTTAGAAGATGACGAGACGTTTTGGAACGAGTATGACGCGCTCGTGAAATTGCATTGCGGCGTTTTTGACGTGAACGGAAAATCGCACGTCACGTTTATTTCGATGGAAGCAGCGCGGCGATTCGCGTCGTCAATTGAAGATATGAGGCGCGGATGCGATGGCCTTTCGGCGATGATCGCGGCATTTTGACATGTAACGCAATATGTCACGCTAAAATAAAAAGAAAGCATGAAAACATCAAGTTCCCCTTAAGGACAGGTCGGAGGCGTGGTAGGTGTGATGTTCGGTTTAATTTAAAGCAACAAGAATATGGCGCGCGTCAAACAGATTGCCGGCAAATCTATTGCGGGTATGCGGCCCGCGTTCGGCACGAAGACGCTTCCCTTGGCCAAGGGGGGCGTCAAGAAGCCACACAGGTTCCGGCCGGGAACCGTCGCGCTCCGCGAGATCCGGGTGTACCAAAAGTCGACCAATCTGCTGATTAGAAAAGCGCCATTCCAGCGTTTGGTTCGTGAGGTGGCGGCCACCTACCGTCCCGATCTTCGGTTCCAGAGCGCTGCCGTCATGGCGATCCAAGAAGCTGCCGAAGCCTACCTTGTGGGTGTTTTCGAAGACACGAATCTCGCTGCGCTCCACGCGAAACGCGTCACGATCATGCCGAAAGACCTCAAACTCGCGCGTCGGATCCGCGGAGATATCGCGTGATTTCGTTGGATGTATGCGCTCGCCGCAAACGGTATCCGCCATCACATTCCATCCCATCATCTGTAAAACACTCTTACATCGCCATATCTCAACCGCTTTAGATTGTTCTCGATTCGAACGTGCAAGTACCGTGTGTCAGCGACTCGTACATCAAAATCCTAAAAACCCTAAAAACCCTAAAACCCTAAATGCCAACTCATAGTTGACACGTGGCAGCCGCGTTGTTTGGGGCGCGCCGCGGCGGCAGCCACACAAAAATAAGAGTTTCACTAGCGCGGAGTAGGCGAGGTCTTTCACCGCGTCTTCCCCGCGCTATGAGTGGCAGCAGGGGGAGGAAGCGGCAGGATGTGCAGCTTGAAGAGATTGGAGAACTTGATGATGATTCTGGCGATGCTGCCGCCGCCGCCAGAATCACCAACGCCGCTCCTCCTCCTCCTCACAAAAAACGGTCCAAAAAACCTGCGGCGCCAAGTCTTTTGGGAGGACCCGTTTCACCTGAAATTGTGACGCGGTATGTGTCGATGCTGCGTGAACTGGAGAAGGTCAATATGTCTTCCGTCATGCAGGTCGACGATCACTGCTACTCGATGCCTGGCTACGCTATGAACAGCACCTCGCTGTCGGTCCTCGCCGGCTCGCAAGTTCATATCTACGTCGCGCCGATCCGGTTCAGAGATGCCAATAAATGCATTCTCACGTGTGATGCGTGCTGCGAATCGCAGCGTATCACTATGCGGTCCGTCGATGGTAGCGGGTGCGTGCACGACTGGACCAACGAGTCTGCAGTCTTCGCGGAGTCGAAGGAATGCGTCCACGTCAAGGCATTCAGGATATGGGATGCGTCGAATGATCACGTGCCTCCAAATGAATCGTTCGTCCATTCTGTTTTCGGCGCGATGCCGATGCAGTTCAGTACCGATGTGGTGGTGGTCAACGCCGATCCATTTATCGCGTCGCTTGCATTAGTCAATGAAACCGAGATCTATTCGCGCGTCTTCGTGATGCTCGAGACTATTGCAGGACACGCGCACAAGGACGAAGACGGTTTGCAGAAGAAGTATGTCAAGTGTTTGCGTTGCAAGAGCCCTCGCAATTATACGTGCGCTCACGTCGTGTGTTTTTTCGAGTGGGCCAGAGACGATGCCAATATGAACGAGCACCTGAACGGCGCATGCCTCAAGACATCTGACATGCATCAACAACGCCGCATCGAGACCGTCTGTGCCACAAGTATATCTTCCGAGCCGATCAAGATCGAAAGCATCTCCGAGCACCATGTGCGTCGCGTGCGTGGAGGCGACTGGCTTCCGCGGCGTGACAAGTGCGTGCCGCCTATCTCTGGCACGTGCAGTTGCGGATGTGCATGGGATCCACGCGATCCTGTGGAGCAGAAGTGGCTGAGTCTCAGCAGGAATCGCAAAGACACCAGCATTCTCTACGGCCCCTGGGCGTGTCGCAAAGTCGCAGTCTACTATCGGCCGTGCACGAACCCCGACCCCACCAGGAAGAGATGCAAGAAGCTTTACGACGGAAAAGATGATGGGATTTTCAACCTTTCCGGCGAATCGCTTTTTTTGTACGAGACGCTCTTCGCATACATCGACGCCATGACGCACAGCAAGATGACCGTCTTCGCAATGCACGAACAGATTTTGGAGGCATACGCGCGTTCCGGCCACGATTTCTGTTCGTGTGGAATGTATCATCGCGCCTTACAACTCTTCATTCCGCTCATCGATGTGGATTATGATAAAGGGTTCCAATGCCCGCACTGCTCCAATCTTCACCCTAAAGACATGACGATCATCGCCGACGGAAAGGTCAAAGGATTCAAGAAAACGCTGGCTTCGTCGATCCACCCCGACGCGCCATACTCTTCGTCCGACGCCGTCGTGCACTGCGAGCGGCCCGTCGAGTACGCGTATCTCCGAAACTCGGCGACGCGGTCTTTGATTTACGATTACGCACACTGGAAACGGGAACTGCCTGCAAAGTTCGCGACCGAGATTCCCAATGGGTTCGTTAAGATGTTGAATTATATCACTGACAAAAACACGTTTATGATTGATGGCAAGCGTCTTTGCCCGCCCATATATCGCGATCTCATTGCATGCATCTCGACGCCTCATCCCGTCACGACGATTATTCCGGCAGAGCTGGTGTATGGAGTTGGAAATGCCCGCTCTGTGTTGGACGACCTCATTTCCGGTGACAAGATTTCTCCAGGTACCGTCTCCAGTGTCGTCGCGTGGTGGCCAGTCCTTGGAGCTGTGATGGCTCCGAGCGGCGGCAAAATTTGGAAACGAGTTCCCATCGAGTTTCGCGATTTTCTCGAGGAGTTGCAGGTAGCTGCGCGCAAACCTGGAACTATGAACGACCATGGAGACGTCCCGACCGCCACTTCAAATATCGATGGTGGACTTGATGAAGATTCTCTCGCTTTTTTTTCGGGGAATATGAAGAGACGCTGGCGACGGACTCGTAACTACTCGGTCGACGCCAAGGCCAACGCTGCGCGAATCCAGGAGTCCGAGGTTGGGCCATGCACGAAGCATTTGAACTTGAAAGGCCGCAAGTTCACGCCCGGATTGTTCACTATCGTTTGCCCGCACGGAACCATTCTGGGTTTTCAGGCCCTGCGGCGATTCGAAGGACCATCGACGCTCTTTTCAATTCTGTACGAGCGATTCCAGTTTGCTCCTGGCACGGTAGTATACGACAACGCATGCAATGCCGGTCGCTACTGTTTATCTCGCGAGCCAAAGTTCTTCTCGCACACGAAATGGCTGATCGATCGACTTCATTTCAAGAATCACGTAGGATGTCATTCTTCGTTCAATATCGATTCGTACCCCTCCGATACGAAGATTCTTGGTGACAAGATGACTCTCGGGCAACTCAATACACAAGCTGTCGAGCAAGTCAACTCGAAGCTTTCGTATATGGGCGGCGTTTCATTCATGAGTGAGGCGAGCTACTTCCAGTACGTCAAGCTTTTCATGTTTCTCCTTAATCGCAATAAAATCGCCAAGGTCGTTGTGTAGCTTTGTTTATTTGTTTATATGTGCATTGTTGTTTGAGCGAAAACATGTAATGCACATATAAATATGTTTTAAAGAAACAAAGAAATAATTAGAATGGGATCGGAGATTTCGTCGGTTCCGCTGCGGGGGGAGGCGTCTGTTTCAGCGGTGGCGTCGTGGCGATCGGTGCTGTTTTGTAACCAGCGAGACGACCTATGAGAACGGCCAGAACGGTCATGATGACCGCGACAATCCACGGCATGATCCATGGGTACCTGAGCGAGGATTTCACGAAAAAAGGTCCTTTTTCCGCGAAAAGCGCCTTGATCGCGTCGTTATATGAGAATCCAACGACGACAGTCATAGAAAGCGTTACGGAGTTGACAAATGCCGCGGGCAAGTCGGCTAAGAACGATTTCGGTTTCGGAGTACCTGTCTGAATTAGGTAAAGATCTGTCATATAGTATCTCGCCGCGTTTTTTTTATTTTAAACAAGCTTGAACTTTTTCACATAGGCCGCCACGGCTTCGCGTAATGTCGGAAACTCCCACAAGATGTATCGACTGAGCGTGGCGGGCGTGCGTGCATCTCGCCACGATTCAGTCGCGCCGTGACGTTTGATATAGGCCGCACGTTTCTTATGTGCGAGGTCCGCGTTGAGTTTTGAATATACAATAAAGTCGCCGCATCCCTTGCCGCCGAAATGGACGAGCTTCCCATCTCCGAAGCGAGCGACATATTTTTTGGAAACTCGCGTCGATGGCGTGATTACGAGAGGACTGCGTGCCATGTATCTAAAGATACATTATTTCGTTTCGAGTTTTGGTGGGCAGCACGGTATCCAACGGAGTTTCGGGACGTTTTCAAGCATGCTTTTCGATAATTCGGCGACGAGGTCGTTTTCCAGCAAGACTTTGAGCGCTACAATCGTCGATGCCGGGATAAGGTCGTCGTCGGTGCCTGCCACGCCATCACGTCCGCGACTCAGGATCTCGATGCATTCGACGATATCCTTTGAAGATAAATCCGAGGCTTGGGCACGAAGCGTCACGGCCTTGAGGATTGCGGATACGGATGAGGCGTTGAGCTTGCCGCCTTTGATCAGAGATGAAATGGCTTCGCAGAGGTCGGACATATTATGTTATGTATCAACAGAAAAAATATTCCGGGCCGGGTTGAATTCTCGCGTATTGGCGATGATCTGGGTGTGTCTCGTTGGGGGTGCGATGGCCAAATGCATCCTCCTTGCACTGCTTTTACAATATCGATATAATGAAGTGAGTATAATAAAAGTAGGAAGCTGCTCTTCAAGTTGAATGAGTATAATTCAAGTACCCCCTCCGTAAATGCAGAAAGCACCTTTTGAGACGGCTATAACAAAGGGATACATGTTTATGAATTCAACGAGAACGGGTAGCTGCTCCTCAATAAGCACGAGTTTATTCAGGTACCCCCTCCGTAAAAGATGACCAAAAAAATGATTTCAAAATTATTTCCATAGTGTGATTACACCAAATTTGCGTAGAGTACCTTGTATATAAGTAATAATATGATATAAAAATTCGTCTTTTACTAAATATATATACATAAGTATACAATATACTCTGAGGGCTGTATGTGCCCACCTACCACACTTCTAAAAAAAGTCAAAAAATTGAACCTCGATTACACCCCTTCGTAAATGCTTTGTTTTGGCCCGTTTCGTCTTTTACGACACAGCATTTACGACGCAAACGGGCAGAAACGCAAGCTACAAAAGACCAAAGTGCGCTCCTTGTACTCTATCAAAACCATCGACTCGGGATCAAAGAATCCGTTAGAGCAAAGTAGGAGACACTTTACACCTCATGCGAACAAATACATGTTGAGCGCCTCGTCGAAGACCATGTCGCGGCTAACACGACTTTTACGAATGGGATATAATGAAGTGAATATAACAAACATGAGAAGCTGCTCATCGATTTGAACGAGTATAATTCAAGTACCCCCTCCGTAAATGCAGAAAGCACCTTTTGAGACGGCTATAACAAAGGGATACACGTTTATGAATTCAACGAGAACGGGTAGCTGCTCCTCAATAAGCACGAGTTGATTCAGGTACCCCCTCCGTAAAAGATGACCAAAAAAATGATTTCAAAATTATTTCCATAGTGTGATTACACCAAATTTGCGTAGAGTACCTTGTATATAAGTAATAATATGATATAAAAATTCGTCTTTTACTAAATATATATACATAAGTATACAATATACTCTGAGGGCTGTATGTGCCCACCTACCACACTTCTAAAAAAGTCGAAAAAATTGAACCTTGATTACACCCCTTCGTAAATGCTTTGTTTTGGCCCATTTCGTCTTTTACGACACAGCATTTACGACGCAAACGGGCAGAAACGAGAGCTATAAAAGACCAAAGCGCGCTCCTTGTACTTTTACGAAATCATCGACCCGGGATCAAAGATTACGTTAGAGCAAAGCAGGAGACACTGTCCACATCACGTGAACAAATACATGTTCCGCGCCTCGTCGAAGACCATGCCGCGCCGCTCACAGCATTTTGCGCATCCATCTCTACAATCGCCGCCTTTCATAACGTTCGCATACCGAGTCTCTTTATTATGCGCGGCACAGAATTGGGGCTTGCGACAGTCCCGGCCAAACGTCGCTTGTTTCTTCTCGCCGAACGGGATATTCGGATCGCGTTCGCACGTAGGACAATACTTCAAATATGGATTACGCATTCCATCTTCGAAGTGAAGACCACACATCGTTCGAACCTTTCCTGGCCAAGCGTACCAGGCTTCTTTCACGCACGTCGGGTCCATGCAGAGTGGACTCGTTGGCCGAGGAAGCGAATGCTGTTCACACGTCCGGAAAACGCCATTGTCGCCCGGCTGGTGCGTTGCGACCTGGTTGCAGTTTCCTTTGCAGATTGGAGGAGACTCGGGAGGATCTGGCGTGGACGTTCCGGAATCCGACATACTAAATATAATATAAATGTGTAACACACGTGTCCTTAAGCGTGTTTTTTTTTCTCGTTGCATAAATTTACAAATTAATATGCCACATTCTCGTTCGGAACCAATACGCGTGCATCAGCAGTGGCCTTCTCAAGCACCAGAGTCGCGAGTTCTTTCGCGGAGATGTGCGAAATCATTCGAACTAATTCGATGGAAACTGTGCGAG